GAACTGGCCAATGCCGCCAAGCAGCTGAAATCCGCCACCGCGCGGTTCAGCACCGCGCTTGAAGTGCGCTACGCCACCCGCGCCGCTGAGGCGCGCCAGGCCTGCGGCAAGGATACCGGCACCGTGCGCCTCGCGGATGGCGATTACACCGTCGTGGCCGATCTACCCAAACGTATCGATTGGGACCAGGAGAAGCTGGCGCAGATTGCAATCAACATCGCCGATAGTGGCGAAGACCCGGCCGAGTTCATCGACACCAAGCTGGCCGTCTCGGAGCGTAAGTACGGTGCGCTTCCTGAGGCTTGGCGTAAGGGTTTTGAACCCGCCCGTACGATGAAAACCGGCACGCTCAAAGTCACGCTTGAGCCGAATGAGGCGGTGCAATGACAGTTGTTTCCCATGCGATAGGTGGGGCGCATGACCTGCGTGCGCTGGTCGACCGCGCCGCCAGAATTCTAGCGAACGCGCGCAGTTCGGCCGAAATTCTTGATGCGCGCGAGATGGCAGGTCTCGCTTATGACGTCGCAAAGCGCACTGCGCGGATACAGCGTGCCAAGGATGCGCATGATGTGCTGATCGGTGCTGCGCACCGCGCCCAAGCGAATGCGTTGGAAATCGAGGCGCAGGCCAAGCACCGGCTGGCGGATGAATATGATGCGGCGCAGGCCCGGGGCGAGGTGGCCGCAGGGCGCCCGAAAAGTCTTGAAGGCGGCAAGAGTTTACAGGCCACGGCAGCTAACCTGGGCTTGCGACACGATGAGATCTATGACGCGCGCCTGATCCGCGATGCCGAGGCAGTGGATCCCGGAATCGTGCGCCGCACTTTGGATGATCGCCTCGCGCGGGGCGAGGAACCCACTCGGTCGGCTTTGCGCAAAATGGTTGTCGATGCTGCCATGCGCGGGATGCGACCGCAGCGTCGCCCCAATCGTCGCAATCCGCTCTATGTGGCACCCACGCGTGAACAGGCCGCGTGGCGGCATGTCACAGGGATATTCCGCGCCTTTGCCGAATGGGCCACCGACGAGAACCTTGCCCTTGCACGCAAGGGCATGCGGGAGGCGAGGAACACCCCATTTCACGCCCTCGACGCCAAGGCCATCGCCCAAGGGTCTGCAGCTTTCACAACAATCAAGGAGTGGTCTGATGCTTGATAGTCAATCAGCGGCATTTGCCGAACGTGTCTGGGAGGTGGCCTCCCAGCTTGGAAACAACGCCCCGAAAATCGCCGATGACATGATGGAAACTGCGTTTCCACTCACCTGTACGCAGGCGCGGCAGGAAGGGGCGCTGCGGATGCTGCGCATCGGCATCATCACCGAGGTAAAACGCACCCTGCGCAACCGGAGCGACGTTCTGGGCCAGTCAGATTTCTCCGAGTTGAGCGAGAACTTTGCACCTCTTGTCCAAGACCTGCGCTCAAAATCCTACTTTGTCGAAAGTGCTGAGGAATATGTCACAATTCTTGGTCTGATCGCCGAACCGGATCTGCTGGATGACGCACGCCGCTTTATGCGGCGCAAGGGCAAGGAATGCTTGGACGAGGCCGACCGTCTTGATGCGCTCTACGTGGCGGTGACCTGTAATTGTGCTGATGCCTCTGTTGCACGGCTGGAGGTGCTGTCATGACCAGCGCGCTCCCCATCATCACTGCAGATCAGCGCTTGTCGGAACCCCGTGGCATCAAGGGCTGCATCTTCGGCAAATCTGGCATCGGCAAGACCAGCTTGCTGTGGTCGCTAAATGCCACGACGACGCTGTTTATGGATCTCGAAGCGGGCGATCTCGCCATCGAGGGCTGGCAGGGCGACACGATCCGGCCGCGTACCTGGATGGATTGCCGTGATTTTGCGGTGTTCATCGGTGGCCCGAACCCCAGCTTACGCGACGATCAGGCCTACAGCCCGGCGCATCACGCCGCGGTTTGCCAGAAGTTCGGCGATCCCGTGGCCATCGACCGTTACGAGACGCTGTTCGTGGACTCGATTACCGTTGCCGGGCGGCTGTGCTTTCAATGGTGCAAGGGCCAGCCTGAGGCGTTCTCGGAAAAAACTGGTAAGCCGGATGTCCGGGGGGCTTACGGGTTGCATGGCCGCGAAATGATCGCTTGGCTCACGCATCTGCAGCACACCCGCGGCAAGAACATCTGGTTCGTTGGCATCCTCGACGAGAAGCTCGATGACTTCAATCGCAAGGTGTTCTCGCCCCAGATTGATGGCGCCAAGACCGGGTTGGAGCTGCCCGGGATCGTCGATCAGGTGATCACCATGGCGGAGATTGCCGGTGTTGATGGGCAGCCTGCGCGCGCTTTCGTTTGCCAAACGCTGAACCCCTTCGGCTTTCCGGCCAAGGACCGCTCCGGGCGGCTCGACATGATCGAGGTGCCCCATCTCGGCCAACTGATGACCAAGATCCACGGCCCGGTGCGTCCTGCGGCCGCGCGCCTGACCTATGCCGCCACTGTGCAGGATCCGCCTGCCGAGGCTGCTTCAAACCCCTCCCACGTCAATTGAAAAGGACAAATCCGATGACCGGACTCTGGAACGATTTTAACTCTGCGCAATCAAGCAGCAACGTGATCCCCAAGGGCACGCTTGCCAAGGTGCGCCTGACCATCCGCCCCGGCGGTTTTGACGACCCGAGCCAGGGCTGGACCGGCGGTTATGCCAAGCGCGGCGCCACCGGCGCTGTCTATCTCGACGCCGAATATACCGTGGTCGAAGGGCCCTACGCTAAACGCAAGATCTGGTCACTGATCGGGCTTTACAGCCCGAAGGGCCCGGATTGGGGCAACGCAGGGCGCGGCTTGGTCAAGGGCATTCTGAATTCTGCGCGAGGGCTCGATGACAAGGATAACTCGGCGCAGGTGCAGGCCCGCCGCCGGATCAGCGGCTTTGCTGAGTTGGACGGGATCGAGTTCATCGCCCGGATGGATATTGGTTCTGACACAAATGGCGAGGACAAGAACGAGGTCCGCTCCGCCGTTACGCCCAGCCACCGCGATTATGCGCAGCTGATGGGGCATGGCGGGGCTGCTCCGATGCAGAGCTATGACCATCCCCCGGCAACGGGCGCGCCGCATCAGGGCTATGCCACCCCGGCTTCGGATTACGCAGCACCTGCTCAACAACCGCAACCCCAGACGCCACAAGCCCCTGCGGCCCCCGGTTTTTCCGGGCGCCCCAGCTGGGCTGAGTGAGGGGGAGCAATCATGCGGCTGCGTCCCCGTCAGAAAACCTTCGTTGAGCGCAGCCTTGCTGCGCTTGACGCCCACGGCAACACGCTGGGCATCGCGCCGACTGGAGCGGGCAAGACGATCATGCTGTCGGCGGTCACCGGTGAGGTGATCGGCGGCAGCGCTGCCAAGGCATGCGTGCTGGCCCACCGCGATGAGCTGACCGACCAGAACCGGGACAAGTTCGTCCGGGTCAATCCGGGCATGACTACGTCGGTGGTCGATGCCAGTGCCAAATCTTGGGCGGGTCAGGTGACCTTCGCCATGGTGCCGACGCTGGCCCGGATCGGCAATCTTGCGGCCATGCCGCGGCTTGAATTGCTGGTAATCGACGAGGCGCATCATGCGGTGGCGGCAAGCTACCGCCGCATCATCGACCATGTTCGCAATGCCAACCCTGACGCTCGGATCTTCGGCGTCACAGCCACCCCGAACCGCGGCGACAAAAAGGGCCTGCGCGAGGTGTTCGATAATGTCGCCGATCAGGTGCGTCTGGGTGAGTTGATGGCCTCGGGCCATCTGGTTCCGCCGCGCACCTTCGTGATCGATGTTGGTGTGCAGGACAAGCTGCGCGCTGTGCGCAAGTCGCTGGCGGATTTCGACATGGCGGAGGTCGCGTCGATCATGGACCGCGCGCCGGTCACTGACGAGGTTATCCGCCACTGGAAGGAGAAAGCGGGTGGCCGGCAGACGGTGGTGTTCTGTTCCACCGTCGCTCACGCCGCGCATGTCACGGAAGCCTTTAACGCCGCAGATGTGCCTGCCGGGCTGATTCATGGTGATCTGCCAAGCGAGGATCGCCGCCAGGTTCTGGCAGCATATGCCGCCGGAGAGGTCCGCGTGATCGTTAACGTTTCGGTTTTGACTGAAGGCTGGGACCATCCGCCGACTTCCTGCGTCGTGCTGCTGCGCCCCTCATCTTACAAATCCACCATGATCCAGATGGTCGGGCGCGGGCTGCGTACCATTGATCCGGAGGAACACCCCGGCGTCATCAAGACCGACTGCGTTGTATTGGATTTTGGCACCTCAAGCCTGATCCACGGCACGCTTGAGCAGGATGTTGATCTCGACGGCAAGACCGAGACTGGCGAAGCGCCAACCAAGGTGTGCCCGGCCTGTAGCGCCGACATTCCTCTGGCCTGCTTTGAATGCCCACTTTGTGGCGAGGTGTTTGAGCGCGAGGAAGACCTGCGTTCACAAGAGGCCAATGATGGGACGCTGAGCAGCTTCATCATGACGGAGATCGACCTTCTGAAGCGGTCCAGCTTTGCTTGGATCGACCTGTTTGGGGTCGATGACGCACTGATGGCCAACGGGTTCAACGCCTGGGGCGGTATCTTCTTTCTGGAAGGTCGCTGGCATGCGGTCGGCGGCGCAAAGGGCCAAAGCCCCCGCCTGCTGGGAATCGGTGAGCGCAGCGTCTGTCTCGCGCAAGCCGATGATTGGCTGAACGAGCTCGAGACAGATGAAAGCGCCTACAAAACGCGCAGCTGGCTGAAACAGGCCGCCACGGACAAGCAGCTTCAATATCTGCCACCCGCTTATCGGCAGGACTATGGCCTGACCCGCTATCACGCTTCGGCACTGATGACCTTCACCTTCAACAAGCGGGCGATCCGCCAGCTGATCATGGCGGCGGCTTCCGATGCGCGGGAGGCGGCATGAGCCATGTCGCGCAAATCCCATCCCCGCCCACAGCGGCTGAGGATCGACCGCTGCCTGCGCGCAACGGGCATCCGCGCGGCACGCTCTGCGCCGTCTGCACATCTCGCACCCGCGGCTTTGGCTGGTTCGATCCGCACCAGCCGCGCTCGCACCGAACCCGCCGCTGGTTTTGCTCCATGGGCTGCCAGGCGGCCTTCACTCTCAAAGCCCGAAAAGGATTGAACATGGTCGATTTCACCGAAGAGGAAACGCAGGCGCTGCCCGCCGTCATGCGCGCGCTTGCGCCCGAGATGGAGCGCATAGGTTGGGATCGGCCGCTCACCGGTTTGACCACCAATGACATGCACCGGCTGATTGTTGTCACCGTCGCGGCTTTTCGCGCCGAGATGCTGTCGATCGCCAAGGATACGGAGATCCCATTCTGATGTTGGACTATAATCACAGGCCCAGCTTTGCCGACAAGGTGAACGCCGCAGTCGACGCAACCCTGACCGCTGACAATGCTGCACGCATCCCGCGCGATTATCTCGGCGGCTCGCGCCTCGGCCATGCTTGCGAACGCGCGCTGCAGTTTGAGTTTACGCACGCGGCCAAGGACGAGGGCCAGGATTTCAGCGGTCAGTTGCTGCGCATTTTCGCCATCGGCCATGTCCTTGAAGATCTGGCCGTGGCCTGGCTGCGGCAGGCTGGCTTTGATCTCTACACCCGCAAGGGCAATCGCCCTGACGGCGGCCAGTTCGGCTTTTCTATCGCTGGTGGGCGCATTCGTGGCCATGTCGATGGCATCATCGCCGCAGGGCCAGAGGGTCTCGGACTGGCCATTCCCGCGCTCTGGGAATGCAAAACGATGAACGCCAAGAACTGGCGGCTCTGCGTCAAGGAGGGCGTCACCAAGTCCAAGCCTGTCTATGCCGCCCAGATAGCGGTCTACCAAGCCTACATGGAGGCCAGCGTGCCCGGTATCAGCGCCGCACCTGCTCTGTTCACCGCGATCAACAAGGACACGGCCGAGATGCACCATGAACTGGTGCCCTTCGACGCGGATCTGGCGCAGCGGATGTCGGATCGCGGCGTGAGGATCTTGCAGGCCACCGACGCGGGCGAGCTGCTGCCGCGCGTGGCCCAAAATCGCGACTTCTTTGAATGCCGCTTCTGCTCCTGGGATGAGCGCTGCTGGGGGATGCCCGCATGAGCGACGACAATATCATCCATTTCAACCCTTGGCAGGATTTCAACGACGCGCCTTCGATCGAGGACCCGTTCGGCGTCGAGCCGGATCCCGCCCAGATCGAAACCTTCATTGACGTCGTCTTCGGCTACTCCGAGGGCTTGATCCCGGTCCGGGGCTTTGTCGACATGGGTCAAGGCAAAGAGGGTCGACCTCACAATATCTGGATCGACGCCGATGCCACCGCGCCGACCAAGCTCGCGACCTTCGCCAATTGGGCGTGGCGCGAAGGCGCGGCCGTCTATGTGATCCCTGGCACGGTCACGGCAGCCGGACAGGCCAAATCCGCCGATGTGCTGCAGATGCAGGCGCTGGTCGTCGATCTCGATGCAGGTGATATCCCCGCCAAGCTTGACCACCTGC